TTATGCGACACTGTAAACCTCTTTGGCGCGGGTGGTGAACGCCTGAACCATATTCGATGCCAGCTCTTTAAAGATGCGGCCAAACGCCAGCTCAATCAGCTTATTGGTAAACTCGAAGTCCAGATGGAACTCAATGCGGCAGGCGTCAGCGCTCAGCGGCGTAAACTTCCAGCCTCCCATCAGGGTTTTGAACGGACCATCCACCAGATGCATCAAAATACTCTGATTGTTTGTCAGCGTATTACGGGTGGTGAACGTCTTGCTGATCCCCGCTTTGGAGACATCCACCGCCGCGGTCATCTGCGTCGGGCCGGATTCCAGAACGCGGCTCCCGGTGCATCCCGGAATAAATTCTGGATAAGACTGAACATCGTTCACTAACTGATACATTTGTTCCGCGCTGTAAGGCACAAGCGCAGTACGGCTAATCTGAGGCATAGCATTTCCCATGGTCACACAACGGACAAATAATAACATTTATCACCTGTTAAAAAAACGCTAAGCCTCATCTCGTGCTAAGATAGCGCGTTAGACCTCACAGGACGCAATGAGGTGACTTTTTGAAATCAGATTACCGACGGCTTTACGACACTTATGACGAAGAAAAAAGCACATAAACCAGGCTCGGCGACCATTGCGCTCAACAAGCGTGCTCGCCACGAGTATTTCATTGAAGAAGAATTCGAAGCTGGCCTTGCGTTGCAGGGCTGGGAAGTAAAATCGCTGCGCGCCGGGAAAGCCAACATCGGCGATAGCTACGTCATCCTGAAAGATGGCGAAGCCTTCCTGTTCGGCGCGAACTTTACGCCGCTGACCGTCGCCTCTTCACACTACGTTTGTGACCCTACGCGCACGCGCAAATTGCTGCTGAACAAGCGTGAGCTGGAATCCCTCTACGGACGCATCAACCGCGAAGGTTTCACCGTGGTCGCCCTGTCGCTGTACTGGAAAAACGCCTGGTGCAAAGTGAAAGTTGGCGTCGCGAAGGGTAAAAAACAGCACGACAAACGTTCTGACCTGAAAGAGCGCGAGTGGCAGCTGGACAAAGCGCGCATTATGAAAAACGCAGGACGTTGATTCTGCACACTTATTGTACTATTCAATAAGTTAGCGTTCCGGGCTGGTATCCAGGAAGTGAAATCTGGTATACTCAGTTCAACACTATTGGGGCTGATTCTGGATTCGACGGGATTTGCGAAACCCAAGGTGCATGCCGAGGGGCGGTTTGCCTCGTTAAAAGCCGCAAAAAAATAGTCGCAAACGACGAAAACTACGCTTTAGCAGCTTAATAACCTGCTCTGAGCCCTCTCTCCCTAGCTTCCGCTCTTAAGACGGGGATCAAAGAGAGGTCAAACCCAAAAGAGATCGCGTGGAAGCCCTGCCTGGGGTTGAAGCGTTAAAACTAATCAGGCTAGTTCGTTAGTGGCGTGTCTGTCCGCAGCTGGCGTGCGAATGTAAAGACAAACTAAGCATGTAGTACCGAGGATGTAGAAATTTCGGACGCGGGTTCAACTCCCGCCAGCTCCACCACTTTTGATAGGACTGCAACCGGACAGCGGCAATAAAAACAGCCACTTACGGACACTGACCAGACAGTACGCAGACCGAGAAAAGACAAAAATATGCACGTGAAATGCACGTGCACTTTAAAAGAACCCCAGATCTCACGGTCTGGGGTTTTTCTATTTGTAACTAAGGGTAACAAAAACACTTCCCTTTCTCGCGCTGCGCTCGCCTTGACACTGTTTATTTTTACAGCAAAAATACTGTATGCAACCACAGTGGTTTTCCGGAGGCTTTTATGTTCGTTGAACTGGTTTATGACAAGCGAAATGTAGAGGGACTTGAAGGAGCCAGAGAGATTATCCTGGCAGAGCTGACGAAGCGAGTGCACCAGATCTTCCCTGATGCCGAAGTGAGGGTGAAGCCAATGCAGGCGAACGGCTTGAATAGCGATGCCAGTAAAAGCGATCGGGAAAAACTGAACCGCATGCTGGAGGATATGTTTGAAGAGGCCGATATGTGGCTGGTTTCCGAGTTCCCTACAGTTCGCCAGGTTGGCCTTTAAATCTTGTTCGGTTAATATTCCCGGCGTTTGCTCGGGCATGAACACTGAGCAACCAGCCGCCGCCCGTTCTTGCATACGACGGACGGCGGCATTTCCTCAGGCGGGGATTTCAGGCCAGGTAATATCCGGTGCTTTCGAAGTATCAACCGCTTCCAGCGCATCGAGATAATCAAGCCACGCATTATACTGCGCTTTCTCATCATCTTTTAGACGCCCCATAGCAGCTTTCCCCGGCCACTGTTTACTGTTTATATAGTCGTTTGCCTCCTGGGTTAAGCGGGATTTCTCGTCGTCAGCTAATTTAATTTGCGCATCCGCAGAAATGACCCACTCATTGGTATCACTATCCCAGGTATGCCACTGAGATGGCTTGCTGTCTGACAGTGTTAACTCCCCATCTGTGCCGATGTAAACACGTCTCCCGCCATCGTTCATACCAGTAATCAGAGATATGTGCTGCTCATGGGTGACAACCACTGCATCATTGGGTATAGCAACTGTATTTTCATCATAAAATGCTTGTTTATTAACACTAAATTTAATTGTCATTATTAACTCCCAATAGCGAACCAGCGCAGGGTGAGATCATATCCCGGTGCCATCGTGAAAGTGTCAGCATTGATTGCAATGGCATTAACTCTAAATTGTGTAGGATCGATAATGCTGGCTGCACCAAATGCTATAACGTTGGTGAGAGGATTATCATGAGTAACAACTATCTGCTGCCCGGCTGCAGGAAATGCGACAGGAAATGTCCCAATCGAGGTTCCTGACGGAGCAGACTTCAGGCCGACCGTTCCCCACTGGAGAAGCATGCCGGTTGGAAAATACTGATATCCCGCAGCGCCTTTCAACCCCGAAAAAAACGTCATATCAGGAATTTCACTACCACCTGCGCTGAACCCAGTTCCAACATTTCTGCCACCTGCACTCCCCACGCCAAGATGCCCCTTAGCTGTCGCAGCATCTGCTTTCCCCAAAAGCCCTCGTGCGAAAGCTGTCAGGTCAGTTGCCGCCATCTGGTCAACTCCCGAGAAATACGGCAGTTTATCTGCACCATTAATTAACCCTGCAAGCGCAGTCAATGTTGCATCAGCTTGCTGTTTGCCATTAAGTGCATCAACTAAACCCAAATATTGCCAAGTAGACCACTGATCAACCTGACCGATTAAGCCCTTTATATAAGTCGAGAAACCAAGGTAGGTTAAGACATCAGTAACAGCATTTTTTCCGATAATATCCCTTCCTACTGATGTTAAATCTGTCTGAGATGCCGTGTCCGTCCCGGTGAAATACGGAAGCTTATTTGCTCCCGTAGCGAGGCCAGCAAGTGCTGTTAGCGTGGCGTCCAGTGCCTGGAAATCCTTACCAAATGCAGTGGTCATTTTGGTAATGAACCCGTTCAAATCAGCATCATCAAGCACATCCAGCCCACTTTTGTTGGCGGTGTACTGCGCCAGCGCTGCCGCGATAAAGCTGGCCTGCCGGATTGCCTTATTTACCTCTGCGCTGGCCGCCTTGCCTGAAGTAAAACCAGAGAGCAGAGCCGGAAGCCCTTCCCAGTCAGCCTGGGACATCACGTTAGCATTCGCTGCTGTCGCGAATGGTTTAAAGTTATTTATTGCCATTAGAGTATTGTCTCCCATGCTCCAACATCGAACCCGCCGATGTATTCGTTATCCATATCAAAACCAAAGAATTTAGAACCCTCGGATGGTGCCTCTACCGAGGGCGTTTCCACGTCACCGGCCCATACGCCAGCTGCTTTAACGGTGAGATAGCCCTGTTTGATAGCGGCGATCAGTTCGAGAGACACATTTGAAATATCAGTCTCGGGAAAAACCCAGACCGAGATCGTCATGTCCTGGTTGTCGACGATTTGCATCCTCAGGCCTGAGCCTGCGGTCGCAGCGTCAAGGATGGGTGGCAACGAATCATTGCGGCCGTCCCAGTTGTTGATGGCTATTTTTGCCTTAAGAACGATGCGATAGGTGGTATCGCTCAGCGTGGTATAGCCTGAATCTGGGTCATACGGGCCTTGCCATACACCCTGGTCATATCCAAGCCCGTCAGTGTCCCAGCTGAAATAAACGCCGCTTATCGGCTGGCTGACGATGCGACTGCGGCCAATCCAGAGGCCGAGCGTATCGAGCTGGACGCCGACAGCGGTATCAATATCGAAAGCGCTTACCAGCCCCCGGGTGGCACCGGTGATATCAATCAGTGGCCGCGTGCTCAGGTCGACGTGATCCAAAAATTTCGGCTTCGTGGCGTGATAGTTGGTGATTAAGTCCGTGTACTTGCTCATGACGTCACCGTTAGAACAATGTTTTCGGGTTTACACGACGCGGATTCGTTGTAAGCGATGATGATGTTTGCCGCCGCGACGCTACCGGCTGATTTGCCAATCAGCAGCTCCTGTATGTCGTAGTAGCGCGCATTACCGCCACTCACTACGCCGAGGTTCGCCGGAGAATAAATCCTGCTCAGCAGCACATCGTCGCCGATCGTCAGCCCGTTGATGTAATCCGCGACGGCCTGCTGAATCTGTACACCAATTTGCGACGTGTAGCCGGTGAATGCCTTCAGGGTGATATGTCCAAAAATTGGCACATCAGTAGACCGCGAGAAGCTGATCACGTGTGGGTTGCCGTAGGTGTCCGGTACCGTGACAGAAGTTGTCCCGTAAGTTGCCGTTCCCTGCCCTTTGTTTCCCCTGATTGTCTGGGCTATCTCGGTAACATCCCCTCCATCGACGATGGCGGAAATGGAATGAGGAGGCAGCCCGTTGCTGTCGGTTGCCCCAGTATCATTCTCGTAGAGCTTGTGACGCGTCACGCCTGCAACGTTGGCGATCGCACCGTCAACACCTTCAAACGGTGTGAGTGACGGCAGAGCGACGCTTTGCCCCTGCCTGATACGCAGCTCTGCGTCGGTTTCAGCCGGTGCGCCTACGGTGGCCGCCGCCGGGTTGGTTACAGATGCCCAGCCACGGGTCGGCGTGTTGATAGTCGTAATCGTTCCGGCCAGCGCCGCAACCGCTCCGCTGTTTGAACAGGTTGCAGTTACCGTCACGGTACCGCCGACACCGATCGTCACCGAGGCAGGAAGCCGCCAGATCACGTTATTCGTGTCTTTCACGGTACCGTTTGTGATGGATGTCCCGGCAGTACCGGTCAGAATGAGATCCACGGTGGAGTTTGTCGCCCCCCGGCGCGCGATACCGTTAATTTTTACGTTACTCGTCAGCGCTGCACCGTAACCTGTAGCAGGTGAGAAGCAGTTATAAACGGAGATGGCCGTGTTATTGGCATCGTGAATAGCCAGCGCCACCAGCGCCACCATCTGGCCGTCTTTGCTGTCTGGCTCCAGATAAGCGTCACTGCCATAAATCTGCTGGAAATAGCTCTTCAGGGTATCAAGTATCGTCTGGTAATCAGGCGCACTGATCCCCTCAGCGGTTACCGTTGCCGATAAGCCGAGTGTGTCCAAATTGAGGGCCATTTATGCCTCGCTGGTTACTGTCGTTGTTCCGTAGATAGTGTCGATTTCAGCGAAGAACTGGACGCGGCGCGTCGTAGTGTTCACTGTCGTATTGAAAGAGAGAATGGATTTAACGCCCCGCGTTTCGAGGATGCGCTTACGGATCGCCAGGTTGTAGGTTTCCGGCTTCTGCTTACCGAGTACGGACTGAATCCACGGTGTCCCCTCGGTGGTGTCGAGGAACCATTGCCCGTACCATAATTCGAATCGCGTTTTCACGGCCTGCGCCACGGCCTCCGGAGAGTTAATCAGCCAGGTATCATCGCCGCTGCCAAAGGTGTAATCACCGTCGGCATCTTCACGTCTATATCGCATCAGTTCACCCCGTCTGTGTTGCTGGTGCCGTGCTGCACGCCGCCGTGAGTGTGCGTATCATCGATTGTCTTGCCGTTGGCTTTAACGGTACCGATAAACTCGACAGCGCCGGTGATTTTGGATGCAACGCCAGAAGCAACAGAACCCACCATTCCACCCAGCCACGACAGGAGCCCGTGAATGGTAACTTTCGCCGAGAAGTCGGCCAGCGGGGTAACTACTTCCAGACCGCCAGGCGCTACGATTTTAATTTTCTGCGTAGTGGGGTTGAGCTCAAAGAACGTGCTTCCGTCGTCGCTGCGCAGCTGAGCGGCCCCCGTGCTGATTCCGCTGATTTTCTGAGCCTGAGACTGCGGACCGACGATACAGAACGCATCCGAAAAATCATGCACCCGGTCGTCGACAGGCTCCTGCACCCCGCCGTTCTGCCACCAGAAATCGATGCAGCGATCGGCGAAAATCACCAGGCATTCATCACCGGCTTTCACCGGGAACGTTAGCGTGCAGCCGCCGCCGCGCGGAAATACCACCGGCACATCCACCAGCAGCGGGTAATTTTTGGTAATGCGGTTCCCGTCGTTATCCGTTTCAACCGAACGGATAGCAGGCTGCACAACCGCCGTAACCGCGTCAGGATCGAATGACTGAACGATACCAGGCAAAGCGACACGGATCTGGTTCTTTGTTGTGTCCCGCTCAGATTTGAATGTTTCGGCAAGGTCGCCGCTGCGGGTCTGGTCAGATACTGCCATTTTGTAGGCTCCAGAAAGCAAAAACCCGCCTGGTGGCGGGTTCGATTATTAAGTTAATCCAGTGACTCAGGGGGCGGTAGTTTAAATGGTGGATGAGGGTCGTAACTCACGAAACGGGCTTCTTTGAAATTGTTATTCTGGTATTGGACCACATACTCGGATGTCCAATCGCCAAAACTTCTGTTTTTATCATATTCAACATGCCCAATATGATAATGCCACAGCCGATTTTGTATTGCGTACTGAATCAGTTTTTCACGTTGCGCGTGCCTTTTGCTGACACCCGTAGAAGGTTTATTTCTACCTGGCAACCCATCAAAACCAGAACTTTTCAAAGAAACCGCAAAATCACCGATTAGTTTCAGTTCATCATCAGATAGGGTGGCTATGTCATTAAGAAATTTTTTTGAATATAAAACCGTGACTTGCATCCCTAGCCCTTCATTCCTTTAATCCATTTGGCAAAATCTTCTCCTGTATTAACCCAGGAAGGATGTTCCACCATCGGCTCAGATAAAGCGTTGTCTATTTTCTCTAAGTCAAAATCTACGGGGCAATTTGATTCAAGAAAATGTGGCAATGTATCAGCAAGGCCTTTAACAGCGCTGTGATAGTCACCAAAGGCTTTTAGTGTTTTTGATTCAAGATGTTTTAACGTTGCCATATGCGGACGCCAAGCCGGAGATGTTGAAGCAATGAAAAAAGCATACTTCAGTCTTTTAACACCAATATCCAGCTTTTCAGCAATTTCTCTTAAATCCTCAGGCTTAGTTTCTTCTATCCTCAACTCCAGCATTTCTTCTGCCGATCCGTGCAACAAAACCTGAAGATAGGCGTTACCTTCTTCAGCCTTAGTGGCGGCAAGGTCGATACGCTGGTAAACCATTCTGGTAATCTCTCTGACCTGTTTTTTTGTCAGAGAATCTTCTTGAGCACGGTCAAGCTCTCCAAAAGATCGCTCGATCTTCCTGGAGAAGGATTCCATAAATTTATCGACTGTAGGGGCTTTTGGCGGTGTAAAGGCCAATGCAGCACTCAAGCCAATCATTTCGCTCACCTATATAAAGATTACTGGTTTAATGGTAACAGAAGAATCAGGGTTTCTGTAGTTCTGAGGACATCACCCAGCGACTTTCTTACACGGGAAAGATCCGATGATTTTCGGCGCGTCCATGCTGTTCTGCAGCAGTTGGACGTTCAGAAAACGCGTTTCGGTACCGGGGCGGCGAATAAACTCAAAACCGTAATTGTTACCGTCATTGGCTGGCATGAGGCCCATGTCAACTTTCAAACCATTGGTACCCAGCTCAGTGATTTTTTGAGAGGTAACTCTTTCACCGTTGATTGTCGATAACTCGCCCTGGCTTGCAACCATAGTGTAGCCACCACATTTAACCGTGAAGCCATCCGCCCACGCGCTGCACGCAGAAAAGACAGCTAACAGAAAAATAATACCCCTCATTGCTCATCCCCTTTGCAAAGCCGATTGCGTATACAGATCCGCCGCGCCACGCGCTTCGCACATCATATCCATGTACCACGCCTGGCCCCTCGTGTCGCCAGTGTACATAATCCCGCGCACAATATAAACGCCATCCGTTGCGATGCTGGCAGGCTGCGCCGTGGTGCCACTGAGCGTGATATTTCCGTCCGTGTTCTGGTCGGTGATCTGCCCACCAGCCATAGCGATATCGTTATTCGACAGCGCGGTGCGATACACGGAAGCCTGATCCAGCTGAATGAGCCCGTTAACCCGGATATTCGGGTTAATAAGCGCTCGGACGTTTACGCCGTTGCCGATGGTCTGCTGCGGCATGCCGATAAGCCCGGTGGCGCTGTTGAGCACAATCGCGTCGTGAACATACTCGTTATTCGCCACCATCTGGCGCTGCCCGTCCACGAACTGCCATGTTGCGCCACATTGTCCGGCCACGTTATCCATAAGATGCCGTGTCATGCCGAACAGCACCCGGCCCCGTGGGAACACAGTAGCAGGCATTTCAGGCGTCAGGCCTTCGGTCGCGCCTTTGGCCTCGAAGTCTTTCATCAGCGCGCGGTTCACGTCGGCTACCGTGTAACCGGCTGCCAGCGTCTGCGAGGTTATGCTGGTGGCAAAAGCCAGGTCCGTATCGGCTGCCTGAATCAGGACGTAGGAATCAATAGGGCTGTCTTTACCGGTGACCGAGTAGCGAATTTCGCCGCTGAAAATCAGACCGTAGTTGCGGCCATCGCTCTGGCCCACGTCCGCCGCGTCGACTTCGCGCACGGTCCCGACGTCGCTTGCCGACACCTCCGGCGCGATACCGTCGTAACCGGCAATCAGCCGCACTTTCGAAAATTCCTGCCCGGTGATGCGGTTTACCGTATCAGCTGACAGGTTGTAGATTTTGAACGTACCCACCCGCGACGCGCTGCTGATGTTGAACCAGTCGATCGTAAAGGTCACTTTAAAATCGCTGAGCTCAATACCCTGCCCGTTCTCGTCCACGAGCTGCAGCTCGAAATGTCTCATCCAGTTCTGTGACATGTTTACTCCGTTGATACCAGTAAATGACTGCGGCCGCCCAGGTCGGTTTTCGTCGGATAATCCTGTGTGATGTCGTCACAGACCACCACCAGCTTAAAGCCGAGTCCCATATAGGCGTACTGCGCCAGCAGGTCAGCGCCGGTGACGAGAGGAATACCGGAGATTACCGGCTCCCCTCTGTCGTTCTGTAGGTCCATAATCCAGTACAGATCGCGCCAGGTGATACTAATCCGCCAGGTGGCCCCCGCCAGGATGATGCTGAATTGCTGGTTATCCGCTGTCAGCGGGATTTCCTGAATTGCCATTAGCCGAGCCCCAGTAATGATGCCCCGTTACCCGTGATGCTTTTCAGCAGCGAGGTATTTGGCGGCTTAGTAGTTTTGTTGCCGGTATTCAGTACCGCCGATGTGCTGGCCCCGTCCTTCATGTTGGTTTTATCCGCGACGGTGATCTGCTGCGTCTGCGAGATAAGAACCTCCCTCAGGGTAAGGACGGCGGACAGGACGTTTTCGGTTGTCTTGTCTGTCGTCACTTCCAGCGCGCGGATCAGCATGTTGCTGTACAGCCGTTTGCCGGTCACCACATCGAAAGGAATACGGCTCGCCTGCAGGTCGAGTATCTCCTGATACGTCTGCTGGGGACTCAGCCCGAGCAGGCTGGTAGCCGTCAGGTTACTGGCAAAATCCAGCAACGATCCGCCACCTGCGAAACCGACCTCCATCACCACTTCTGACGGTTTTTTGTAGGCATGGTCAGCAATAGCGGCCCCGACCTCGACAGGGTGCTCTGTTATCTCCAGCGTGTCGGTATGCTTCTCAGAAACAACCACGCTGGGGACAATCATCCCTATTTTTCGGCTCTGCTGCTGAAAGAGCGTTGAGAGAATATCCATTAGCCCACCTTCGTTTGATTACCGCGCATGACCTGGGCGTTTGCCGACTGCTGCCGACGCTCGACCTCGGTACCGACAGAACGCGGGTCACCACCACCGTAGATGTGATAGGTGTTCTGTTGCTGTACCTGAGCCCCGGCAGCGGGCATGTTGCTTAACACCTTCGGAATGTAGTTGCGGGTTTCCTGAGGCATAAGGGCCATCCCGTGCTTCTGCACGTTCCCGATCCCCCAGTTATAAGAGGCCAGCGCCTTGCTCAGGTCACCGCCGTTCGCCTGCAGCAGCTGTGAGAGATACTTTGCAGCTGCCTGCGCGGCCTTCTCCGGGTCGAAAACATCATTCCCGCGCAGCCCCATGTCGCGCGCCGTGCCGTCCATAAACTGAAACAGACCTTTAGCGCCAGCGCCTGAAACGGCGAACTGATTACCGCCCGATTCCGTGATGGCCACACTGCGCAGCAAACCTTCCGGAAGCCGGTAGAGCTGTTCCAGGTTGGTAAGCATCGGCTGCATCCATCCCAGCAGTTCAGAGCCTGCTTTGGTTGGCTGTGGGCGCTTGACTGACTGGCCGAGCTGTTCAGGCTCATCATCGCCAAATCTCCCTTTTATCCACCGACCAACATTACGAGGATCGACACCAAACTTATCTTGAATCCAGTCAGCGGCACTGTTAGCGCTGTCTGTTACCATCGGCATCGCTGACGGATTTTCGCTGCCCTGATTAAGCATCTGTTTGCCGATGTTGGCGGCATCAGCCCAGCGGCCATCTTTAATGGCGTTGAGCAGGTCGGCGATCATATTCAGCATTTTGCTGAACTCGCCCATCTGGTCGATAAAGTTGCTGAAATCCCACTTCAGGGACCATGATTTGGGGTCAATATTGAGCAGTTTCGCCAGCGCTTTCGCCAGTTCGTTAACGGACGTTTTAAGGTCACGAACCATCTTCAGCGCGGCGTCGACTTCCGGCTTCCATTTGCCCCAGTCAATCAGGCTGTCCCCGCCTTCCTTCCAGGTCTGATAGTCCTCCCACAGAAGTGCAATTCCCGCCGCAAGCGCGGTAATCAGGCCAATCGGCGACATCCAGAACGTACTGTTCAGAATGCGCAGCGCAATCGTCAGCGCGCCAAACAGCGAGATCAGCTCCCGGGTTTGCTTATCCAGCGATTGCCACCAGGTGATAAGGCTGGATGTCCCCTCAATAAGCCTAAAGAACAGCCGCCCGATAATGTCCCCGAGCGCCAGAATGCCTTTTATGGCTTTCGTCAGGGTCTGCTCGATGCGCGGGAAGTTATCCAGGATGTGTCGGCGCAGCGTGTCCAGCGAACCCGCCAGACCACCAGCAAGATTAGAGCCGATTTTGTCACGGGCCATGCCTGCCATCGCGCCGAACTCGCGCAGGGAGGTCATGAATTTGTTGGAGCTTCTGGCCGCCTCGTCAGCATTGAAGCCGATAGCTTTCGCCATTGCGCTGTACTGCCCGGAGAAACCGCCCACACCCCGACGCATCGCCATCAGGGTATTTTCGTCAATGCCCAGCATCTGCGCATACTGGTTAGCCCGGTAATACGGCATGCTGCTGAGCTTCTGGCCGACACCCGTAAAGATAGCGGCCATGTCGCGCATGTTGCCGCTGGCGTCACGGGTCTGTACACCCAGGCGATTCAGGAAACCTTCCGCGCCGGGATTGTTACGAACAAACCGGGAGAGGCTTTCCAGAGAGGTTCGCGCCGCGTCAACGCTGCCGCCTACCTGCGAAACCGCATAGCCAATAGACTGAATCCCCTGAACCGTCGCGCCGGTGCGCTGTGACGCCCAGTAGAGATTATCCAGACCAGAGGCGATCTTAGCCGTAAAGGCCACCACGGTAAGCGCGGCACCTTCGACGGCCAGCCCCATTTTGATGGCGTTTGCGGTCGTACCGGCGAGGACTGAATCGAACTTTTCCGCGCCTGCTTCGTCGATATCGAAACCGAGCGAGACGAGGAAATCTTTAATAGTCTCAGCGTTCATTATCCTCTCTCCATTTCTCTATACGGCGCTGGTTGTCAGCCTTAACGGCCAGGTGGTCATTCATCAGCGCGATATCGCACAGATCGACAGATCCATCCTTCAGCGCGTAATAAGGGATTAACCCGGCGTCAACCGGGTCAAGGAGATAAGACAGCCCGTCAGGCAGGCTGTTGAGGGTTAGCCCTGAGGCTGGTCCGCCGTCGCGCTGGTAGGGCTCACGGGCAAAAAATTTCCCAGCGAATCGGCGACCACCCGCGCCACCAGCTGCAGCATGGTCAGCAGGTCGATATCATCGAACATCAGCTGACCGCTGTTAAATACCGGCGTCCATCCGTCCATGTGCTTACGTGACACTACGGCCAGGCACGGATGAATAATCGCGTTGGTGTCCTCTTCGGTCAGAGAAGACAGTTTCTCAGCGATACGCGGGAGCAGGGTTTCAAACACCGGTTTCAGTTGATCGAATTTCACGGTGTCGATTTTGCCATCTGCAGGCAGAAGGGAGCGAATGCTCCCGAAATCTGACATCATGCCTGCCAGAACCGGCAGGAGTTTGCGGGTCACTTTCAGCTGGTCAAAAACGCTGAGTTTTGCCACGCGGTAATCGTGGCCTTTGATTGAACATTCCATCTGTTAAAACTCTCCGAGTACCTGGTCGATTTTGCCGCAGTCAAACACCCAGGGCATCGTATTACCGGCTTTAGCGTTGGCGTTATCTGGCTGTTTCTGGAACGCCACGCTGCGCGCCGTGATGATGTCACCGCTCACCTTGTTTCGGATCACAATGACGTTGTTTCCCCAGGTACCTGAGGACTGACTCTGTGCGTTGTACGCCAGCGACAGCTTTTTGTTTGTCGGCGAGGTCTTCAGCAGGTTGACGGTTACCGTGCCGCTTTTACCCGCGTGCAGGCTGTGCATCACTTCGCCGTCAGCGCCGATGGTCATGGTATTTTTGGGGCCGCCCATTGCAACGGTGATCCCCTCCTCTGAACTGGCGGAACCGTAGCCCAGATCAATCTCGCCGGTCGGGCCGGAGAGGGACGCCGTGACGTCCATAAAAGAATAAGTAGCCATTCATGTTCTCCTTAGCGAACGACGTTGATCTGCACATCAGCGAAATGAACCGCACCCGCCAGCTTACAGGCCACCTGAATAACCGGTGCCTTACGTGCTTCACGGTCTGCCTGGGCCTGCTCGGAAATCGGCTGCGCGTAGACGTAATAGCCTTTTGTCAGCGTATCGCCGGAATCCAGCTGCCCGATCGGGCCACCGTTCCATACGCCAGCAGCCACTAGCCCGTTCGTGACAGACTGATCCATCGACTGCTCAACATTGGAAAGCAGACGCGTAACGCCAGCATCGGTCTGTGGGACTTTGGTTGTGCTGGTATAGAGCAGGTTGTACAAGTTGGTCTGAACGTAGTTCTGCAGCCAGTCGAGCCCGTGGCGTTCGTCGAAGAAATCACCGCTGGACATTACGCCCTGCTGCAGGATGGCCGTATCGTTCTGGTAGTACACAAATACGTTGCAGTTTTTGGCATCCAGCGCTGCCGCCTGATTGGTGGTCAGGGTTTCATAGGTGATCCCCGGCTCCTGCTTGAATTTCAGGGTAATGGTGGTGTTGCTACCGTTGAAATTCACCGTGAACGCGCGACCAAATGCAGACAGTGCGGCGTACTTGCTGCTGGTGGAATACTGCACAAACGTGCGAGCGTATTTTGCCGCCTTCAGCTTATAAGCCAGGTCGGTAGTGGAGGTCGCGTTTACCGTCTCAGGCTCTGCAGTGGTAATCGCCAGAATTCGGCTGAGACTGGAGGCCTCGATCGCAGCGGCCACGCTCAGCCAGTCGGCATCGTCGATATCTTCATCGTCAGCCACAGCCAGACCGTACCAGTTCGTGTAATTCAGAACGGCGTTCACCGCCTGCAGCAGCGTTTCCGTCGAACCGCTTTCAGCCGATACCAGCGTTTTCGCCCAGCGGCCGACATAGACCTGCTGAGGCTTCGGTGATTGCGAGAAATACACCGTAGCGGCTTCATATTCCGGGCTATCCACGCCGAAATCTGTGCCGATATCTTCCGGGGATGAGTAGAGGCGAATGCGCTCAGAAACCGGGATAACCGTTGAGCTCCCGAGAATGAGCAGCGAACCAAAGTTTCGACCAGTAGCCGCACGCGGCCCAATGATCACGTCGACATTAACGACGTTAGATACAGGTAATCCCTGCGGCATAATTTAGTCTCCGAAAAATGAGACGGGCGCATCTTGCAGCGTCCGGACGTTGTAGGTACGAATGTTTTTGCGGGACAGCGTGATGGTGAGGTCGTAGCGCCTCACCCACTGGTTATTAATGAGCTCGGGCAGGTTGTAGATAGTCCCGGCCTCCACCAGCGAAAGCCCCGAGCGATTCAGCTCGGCGTTGTTTTGCTCGACGAATATCCCGGCTCGGAAAGTTGATGCAGTATTGGCACCCAGAGGGCCATAGAAGCAGCAAATCACCGTTACCTGTTCCCATGTCCATTGCTCGGACTGTTCTTCCGAAACCTGAACATCGGACTGGCTTAACGGCTGGGGAACGGTAGTGATACCGAAGCCACACCACGTTACCCCGTTGTTGGGGATCTGCGGCTGCGGGTCAGTCCATCGGGGGAAAACAAGCGCGGCCGGCAAGCCAGAAACGCCACGAATCCACCGGCTGATTTCACGCTCCAGCGCCTCGTCATACTGGGGGCTATCCCCGACAGGCGTCAGATAACCGCGCGCGGTGCTGTCGTTACTCAACTGGCGTCCCTCCGTTAAAGTCCACCAGCTCACAATGCGCCTGGACGAATCCGGCTCCGTAACTGGTGTACGGATCGACAAATGTCACCCGGTAAGCACGCCCGTTATAGCTCACGATATCGGCATCAAGTCGCGGGGCGCTGTCTGTACCGGGCTGGCCCTGGGTTAATCTGAACTGCGTCACGATGAGGATCGCGCCGCTAATGTTCTGGCCTGCCGCCATTCGCCTGGCTTCCAGAGAACGGTCGACCGTCACCACGCCAGAGAACGGGATATCCTGAGCTGTGTTTTTCGTGAAATTGTCCTCATCCACCGTCTGAACCTGCCGGTGACAAACCAGACTGGTGTCCATGAAGTCGGGATCGAGAAGAACATCGCTCACATCGAGAAGAGGCATTATTTTTTCCTCACGACGTAGTTAATTGAGCGCAGCAGGTAACCGTGGGCATACAGCGGCTTGTCGCCGGGAATGCCTTCGGCCCTTCTGCGTTCGAGGGTTTTCTCAGAAAGCGGGTGCAATCTGTCGCCAGCTCCGATAACGGCTTTTGCAGCGTCACGGGCAATCTGTCCTGCGCTCTCCAGCTCACGCACTGCAGCTTCAGTCTGCCCCTCCAGCGCGGCTGTTGCCGCTGCCTTCAGGTGCGCAGTGGTTCGGGGTTTTGAATCCTCGATCCCCATATCCAGAAAAGGACGCGGGGGAAGCGTGACCGTTGTACCGTCGATTTCCACCGTTGCCCCCGTCGAGTGGAGGTAGCCCAGTTCCGCGTTATTAATCGGGGAGCCATCCTCACGCCCTGCCTTGTCCTCAGGTATTCCCACCAGCACATCCATTCCGGATAGCTGCCGGAGGGATTCCAGAACAGCCACGGCGTTGTCAGCGCGAACCGTCAACCCGCTTTTCATAGCAGCTGCCTGCCACCAGCGCCGAACATCGACCACCACCAGTAGAACTCGCGCCCGTAGGCGGTGCTGTTCCAGAAACCGGCATCCGGATTGATTACTCCGGACACGTCATAGCTCACTGAAACCTTATCCACTGATTTAGAGGACACGACACCTGCTGCGCCGTTGCTGTTCACACCACCAGCGGCAGCGGCGGCCAGCGTGCGGCCGCGCAGCTCCGTATAGTGAGCCGTGAATAGTTCGGCCAGGTAGACGAACTGATCGCCCTGTACGTCCTGATTCAGAATCGAATCGGCCTGCCCCAGATAGAAATTCACTGAGGGGTCAGGGTAGCGTGTTGTATCGGCGAACTCGGGAAAGTCGGTGCGGAACTGCTCGTTAGTCGGAAGCCTGCTGTTTTTTGGCATTTTTCGCGTCCCCGCCGGTGTTATCGGTTTTGTCCGCGCTGTCGGCAGGTTTACCGCCTGCTGGTGCCTGAGCGGCTGCCAGCTGCGCTTTCAGGTCTGTGTTTTCATTCCCCAGCGCTGTGATGGTTTTTTCATGCTCAGCCAGCTGCGCTTTCAGGGTGTTATTTTCTTCGGCCAGGAGAACAAGGCTCGCGGAAAGGTCTTCATTGCTCTGCTCGTTCGCCAGGTCGGCTTCGTCAATCGGGCGCGCATAGGCTTTAAAGGCCCAGTGGTCCTTAACTTCTTTCGGGAAAGAGGAACTGTCGTGGATGCCCTGAGACAGCTCAAATTTAGAACCGTCGGCAAAGCTGAGAGTAGCGCCACCGGAAACAACGTATTTCATGTTTTTGCTCCATAAAAAAAGGCGGGTTTCCCCGCCTGTTTCAGGTTAAGACGCCGGAACGTCCAGGTAAGAGATCGTATTGGAATACGGGGTTTCCACCTGGCCCAGCTTGCCGTAGTAAGTGGTCAACTGCTGCAGGCCGCGATATTCCAGCGGCGTGTTCAGCAGAGGGACCATTGGGAAGCGAACGTATTTTTCGTCCTGGGTGTAAGCAACGATACGATGCGCGCCACCAGCGCCACGCTTGGAGGCCCACTTCATGGAGACGATCTCCAGTGGTGTGCCGTTTTCCTGAAACGCGATGGTGTTAATCTTCACGTATTCGAGCACGGAGATATTCCCTGCAGAGGAAACCTTTTTGCTCGCCAGCAGGCCGAACAGTTCCGGAGCCAGGCCGATTTTTGCCGGGCAAACTGCATAACCAGAACGAACCCAGCCATCAGACAGCACCAGGTTGATATCCTGGACAATCACATCCGGATCGGTGGTTGCGGTCCACGCTGCAGCTGCAGCAACAGGAGTAACATCCGGCAGGTTTAGAAGGCCAGCAACGCCGAGTTCGCTATCACCGATATAAACCTGTTCATCGGTGTCCATGTTCCATTTCAGCTTCATGCCTTCGTATTTCTGGACATCAACCGGTCGGCCCAGCTTCTGGGCAGAAATAAGCTCCGGTACCGTCCAGCTGATTTCCTGGCCCCACAGGGTGAGGTTATTACGGGTAGGCTGAATATCGATCTCGATACCAGGAATGGCTGTGGCTTTTTTACCGATCCAGTTTTTACCGTTAGGGTTTGGACCACCTACACCGACGAAACTGGTATTAGTGAAGGATGACACTTCATCGGCGATAGAAATGTCGCTGCGCAGCGGCATGTCGCGTGACCATTTGTAGGACACCAAAGGCATGTTTAGTGCCTGATCCATACGCTCCAGCTCGCCGATGAGAAACGCGCCGGTGGAGTCGATGGTCGCTCTGTCAAATGTAAACATTACTTATTCCCTCAGATGTTATAAGCGATTTCAATACGGCCATCGGCTTCACCCGGCCCCATGACCTCTGCATTTGGCAGCTGAGGTGTATTTGATGCGGTAGAGTCCGGCGACAGCACAAAGGAGCCAACCGGGCTTTGAGTGGTACCACCAGCCACGCGAACGTAAACCGGATCGCCTTTTTTCGCGGTCGCCGCGTTGCCTGCGGTAGCAGTTACGCAGATGTAACCGCGTTTAAGGTTGTCACCAACCTGATTAGCCGTCACTCCGATGTAAGCAAGGTCCAGAGCAGAGGTAATCGGGAACGGACGAACCAGAATCCCTTTCACTTTGCTGATGGTGTCGCCGGACTCCAGCGGAACGAATTTATCGTTCACGTATTTACCCGGCAGCCCGTAGGACGCGAATTGCTTCGAGTGGTCCAGGTTGACCGGCTCAATGGTGAGATCACGAGGACGGGTAACGCCCCCGGCAATGCCCAGGGGCATGCGCGTTAAATATGCAGTACCTGCCATGATGATTTACCTTATTTGTTTTTTGCCCAGAATTCGGCGTTGACTTTGTTCAGTTCTGCCGGGGAAAGGTGTTTAGTGCTGATTCCGCTGTCCGTGGTGCGGGTGATGTTATTCAGCGGGACCAGCTGATTTTTCGCCTTATGCAGCGCCACAGCGGCAGTAAACACCGCGTCGACCGTTGCCTTAGGCGCTTTGTAGAAATCATCCACACCGAACGATTTCAGGCTGTCACCGGTGCGCATTGCGTGATTCAGCACCTGACGTTTCAGGCTCTTATCGCCAGCAGGCTGGAAGCCAGGGCAAATAATTTCCGCATCGGCGATCAGGTTGCGCTTAAAGGCTGCGTCGCCCGTCACTTTCCGGTTTTCTTCTTCGTCTTCGTCGGTGGTCATGTTGCCGGGGTCCGGATCGTTATCGGTGGTTTTACCCTCCAGCTTTTCCAGACGAGCCAGCAACGCTTTCGCCCAGGCCGGAATTTCTTCATCGCCGGTGCCGGTTTTGTTTTTGTTCGGATCGCCTTCGTCCGTAGTGGTGCGATTGCCTTCAGGTAAGGCTGTGGCCTGTGAAGGAATGTTGATGGTGATAGAGGAACCGGGGATTGAAGGCATGCCATCAGACGGCATATCCGGCGCTTCGTCGATGAGTTTTGCCAGCGCATCCTCATCTTTCGTCTTAATGGCCTGAGCCAGTTTTTTAAGCCATGACATTACAGGCTTCTCCTTTGTTGTTGATGGGATGGAATCCCCGATTGCACAGCGGCCACCAGCACGCCCCCGGTCGATGCCGACAGCGAGGTGGTTACCTGTGATTTGGTATTGCTTGCCCTTACCAGGGGCCAGCTGCTTGTACTGCGCGTCATAGCCACAGCTGACATCGGTCAGGCCAGAATTCACCGCGTCGATTGCTTCCTGCCGTTTAATCAGCACGTCAGCAATGAGCAAATCCGATTTATCGCCGGTGCCGCGCCGGACGTTCTGAATGTGTCCGTGCGCCAGCTCTGCGAAGTTAGAAGGGTTCACGAAAACGATGTTGCCCAGACTGTCCTCTGGATGCCCCAGCGTGACGGCTACGCCCTCAAAGCTCGCCATCGTCTCAGGGGAAAACACCTCGTCTTCTGTTCGCCAGACTGTCACCGTGCCGGTGCCGTCCGGTTCGAGGTCGATTTCCTCAGGTAAATAGACCTGCGTCCCTGTGCGTGCGATCGGCACGTCTTTACACAGCAGAGAGCCGTCCGCCTGCAAATAGCGCGTTTCGCCCAGGCGTGTAGTGAAGAAATATTTCATGGGTTACCTGCTCGATTACGGGCAACAAAAAGGCCGCCCGGAGGCGACCTTGTGAGATGAGAAAAATGTTCGAAATAACGGGCTATTTAACATAAGGGTTCTTACCCGCACCGACGAAAATGGACTCGATTAAAATGTCCCCTTAAAGCCGTAAAAGTAGCGATTAACTGGGCTGAAAATCGGCCTTTTTGAATACAACATTTTCATAACATTTCGCGGGTATTGCAGTTCGCATGAAATGAATGCTCAAAGCCGTATTTTTCATTTTCTCGGTGCTGGAATCTGTACTTCAGGCCAGCATTTGCAGTTCGGCAAACATCCGGCGTGTCCGGTCATACCGTCCAGCGTCGGCGGGTTATCCCAGCGCACAAATTTATCTTTCATCTTACGGTGAGAATCCCGCGTTCCGGCCCCCTCAATACGCCACCAGTAGCCCTCTGAGCCAACCGAAAGGGCTCTGGCCTGCGTCAGCGCGCCGGTTGCTCGTCCAATCTCTGTACGGGCAATCAGCTGCGCCCTGCTGGCGGCCACGTCACCGGAGGCCATGATCATCTCGTAGAGCTCGTCCGGACGTTCGCCAGTGATAACCGCCTGCATTGCTCGCTGTTGTATGTCCATCACGCGATCGGCTGCTTCCAGCGGCAGGGACTTCATCAGCTGAATCTGGCGATACACGATATCCTGCGCCACCTGACCGACGGGGGTATTACCCACCACATCGCGCAGGCCAGCGCCGATTTCCTCTGATACCGATTTCCACAGGTTCCATTCCTCCTGCTCGACCTGGGCAAACATCCTTCGCCCGACCTGTTCTGCCCAGTCGCTGATTACCTCGGAATAGTCCACCAGCGTTTTCGAAATGCTGTCAGCGCTGGCCTGTGAACCATCGTAGGTACCATCGACGATCTGCCCTATCTGGTTTGCTATCGCCAACAGGCTTTTTCGATACTGGATCTCCGAACGGCGGCGGAGGGATGGTTTCAGGTTCATCCTCCTCCCACTGGGCCTTCGCATCTTCTATGTCCTCGTCAGTGATAGAACCACCGATCCCAATCACATCAGAAATGTTCCTGAGATCGTTAAGCGCGGCTGCCGGAGGCATTCCGAGGTCACGAACGGCGGTACCGAGTGCAGTAACCACATTGTTCGCCATCGTTGCGCGGTCCACGTCTGACATCTCCCAGAGCTTGTTAAACTCGAAAGTAAAATCGTCAGGTAGTGGTTCACCGAACAGAGAACGCCAGGAGATATCGAGCAGCCAGCGGATATGACGGCGTAAGCGTCTCTCCTGCAGCGAGTTAACCCGGCTGTAGTAGTTTTCCAGATCGCCGTCGCCGGTATTGAAACCTGCAGGGGACTGCCCGAACAGACGGACGAGAGGAATTCCCGTCGCGCCAGAAACCTGCTCAGCGAAGCGCAGCAGGACATCCGCGATACCGGCGAACGTATAGCTGTGAGTCTCGAATTTATCCCTTGAGTCCATCATGGTCATGCCTTCGATGGTCTGAAACTCACGAATCATGTCCATGTGCTTCATCAGCGACTTTTCCAGATCACCGCCTTTGGCAAGGATGTCACGAAGCTTTTCAATGCTGTAGGTTCGCAGATGTGCTTTGTGGATCAGCTGTGTGGTGCCGACCGTTGCAGTATCGAACGCCTCGATACGCTCGAAAATACGCTCCACAACAGACATCCCCCAGCCGTTTTCCGTCTGGGCCTGCTGGAAAGGTAGCGTATCACCCTCCATGCGGATAACGCGGCTATGGTGGATCTTCCAGGGGGGAATCCCCTGCTGATTCGTGATTACCTTGTAATATTTCGGTTTCCCAAAATCGGGACCGTAATCAGTAACGAGATCGTAATAACTCGGGTTAACCATCCAGCGGTCAAGGCTCATCACGCCCTTAAACTGCCCCTCTTTAATACGATCCAGTTTCAGTGGGGAGGACATATCCTGCCCTTCAAGCAGGACCACCAGCACCGCGCCACCGTACAATCGGGACCATTTGAGGTTATCGTTAAGCCCATCCCATATAGCGAGCTCATCCCAGAAGGTTTCGAGCTTGCCCTTTTGGCCGGGTTTCAGCTTTGAGCTGATGTTAATGCCCTTGCGGGTCATATCATCGGCCATCGCATCCACACCGGCCCCCACGAGGAACGATGAACGATACGCAAACTCCAGCATCACCCTGTTACGGCTGATGTACCCCGGCATGTACATTCCGCCCGTCTGGATGTTTCTGGTGTCGCTGCCAAGTTTGGCCGTGAAGTTGTTGTACCCGTCAGATGTCCTAACGGGCTGCTGTGCGCCGTTCTGGCGTTTCTTTCGGGACATGTCACGCTCCGGCCAGTTTGGCCCAAGTATCAAGAGAGGAATCCATCGGCGCGTAATTAATCATTACGGCGTCTGCAAGGTTCGGCGATTTTGTGCCTTCCGGCTGTTTATCCACGAGGATTTTACCGACGGCGTTTTTCGACCATGTAGGCTGTGAAAGCTCCATCAGCAGGCGGTCAATATTTTCTATCTCGCTGCTTATCGAAATGATTTCGTCGGGGTTGTAGTCCATCCCGTTCAGCGCGCGGAAGGTGTTACGAAACAGCTTGCGAAGATGCCACCAGCTCTGTGCTTTCGCGTTCGCGAAGAAGTCTTTATTCAGGCGCGCCGCTTTACCGTTATCACCAGGAACGGCTTCATCTTCCGGATCGAATACGCTACCGCTACCACGGAAAGGCGTAGCTGTGATTGTTCCCCGGCCTTCAGCCTGTCTGAGCTCGTTTATCACGCGAGCATCGCCACGCGCACCAGCACCCAGACCGTCCTCATCGAAACGGAACTCATCCAGACCGTAATCGTCACAGTACCCAAACGATTTAACGACAGAAGCGTAGATGTCGCTGCCAATGCCAGACCATTCGTGAACGTTCTGCAGAAGGAAGCCATAGCGGCAAGAAAAGCCGTTTTTGTCTTTCCCTTCGTCTGCGATATCCATTGCGCCGAGGCGCTGGCCGCTGGGCTGAATATCCAGTTTGATATGCGCGTCGACAGCAGCCTGCACCCATTCAGAAGGAATGAGAATCCCCTCTGTGGATGCGCTGTAGTTCAGGTCCAGTTCCTGAGCAACGATAATCGGATCATCAATTTTCAGACATTCGTTGCGGTACCACTCATCATCCTTGCGCGGGTCGCTGCGCCAGTGGAACGTAAACACAGGGATATTTCCGCTGTGGCGCTTACGGGCAAACGGGTTATTCATGCCGTTGACGGATGAGAGGTCTATACGGCAGCGGGTCGTCTGAGAGAGCGCAGCATCGATGAGTAATGGCCGTTTGAGGAATGCCGACTCATCCACGAAATAAAGCGTGGTACGGTCACCACGACCAATGTTATCGCCAGCCTCTCCCTTGATGATCGCCCCTGATTCCGGAAATTCCACCTCCATGAATCTGGAGTGTTTTTTTTCATTCCAGCCACCGCGAAACTCTACCGGGAGCAGTTCAATAAATTTTCTTGCTTTCCAGAAAAGTGATTTTGGGTCGCTCGTGGAATCCACGTACATCTCTTTACGGCTACCAAAACCAATCACCATATCTTTGTTAAACAGACACAGGGAGCATGCAAGGCCGACAGAGGTCCAGCTCAGCCCCATTTCACGGCTTTTCTCTGTGAGCCCGTTTTCACGATTTCCGCGCCTGTCCATGATCCAGTTAATCCATTCCTCCTGGCGGGGGAACAGCAAAAACGGGATGGTCGCAGGCAGGCCATAATCGAGGTTACGCGGGTCTGTCGTCATGCCCCAGTCGATGATGAACTGGGCCGGGTTAGTGCGGTAAAACTCACGGAGTGCCGGAAGCATTTCAGGCGCTTTCCTGATCCGCTCCAGCCTCTCCATTCTCCACTCAAACACGGCGGTATAGTCCGGTTTGCGGAAGTCAAAGGGGAACGGGATCGGCACAGAAAAATTCCTCAAAAACGCCCCGATTTAACATAATGGTCGTTACCCGCACTGGCGCAACAGCACCCATCACGCAAACGGCGTGAAGCCTCTGTTTTGAACAGAAAAGTGGTCAAATCGGGATGAATAAAACGTGCATAAAACGGGTCAAAAAGTGCATAGCGTTTTTACGGTTCGAAACGCCTGTTTTTGCAATTTTCAGCCCAGGTATTTTTTGTAGATATCTGCTGCTTCCTGCGGGGTCAGGTTCGCCGCATCGGCTTTGGCTGCCTCGTCCATATTGTTGAACGGTTCGAAAATTTTCGGAGCTCCCAGCTCCATAAGCAGGGTTGCCGGAACTTTTACCCCCTCAGCCTCAAGCAGCTGCGCCGCCTCCAGCGCTGAGTATTTCCCGGCCACCTTGTGTTTCATCACCTCGCGAAGCACATCACGCTGTCGTTCTTCTTCACCATAAACGCTGCGACCGAGCCCAAGGGCTTTGGCAAATACTGCAACATCATTGTGGGTGGGCAAAACATCCTCGACGGTTGTTTTCAGTCCATCGGAGGATTTGGTGACAATCTTTCTCTTACGAACGTCCAGGCTTTTACCTGCAACGCTGTTGATCTTTTCCATAAGAACTTCGCGAGCCTCGGTAAAAGCACGATTAAAGTCGGCATGTTCCTTGCGCCAGTTGCGGATAGTCGCCTCGTCAATTTCCAGTCGCTGGGCAACCATGCGGTTAGAGATCTTGTTACGGGCCAGAGCCATATCAATAACGATACCGACGTAGGCCTTCTTAAAGCTATTTTTACGGGCCATACGCTTACCTGAAATCGAGTGCTGTTTATATTTTGTTCAAAATTATTTTTCCGCATTTTGCGTGCGGAATAATTCTGAGAAAAAATCTGCTCCGGGGCCGCAAGCCTGCTGGGTTTAAGTGCGGAATTAAAAACGTCAAAAAATGCGGAGTTATCCATTTTCCGTAAAAACTGCGATTTGATGCCCGTAGGCCGCGCAGAATGGGGAGATAGTGGATCGCCCTAATATTTCCACTATGTGGATAACTCAGTCCAAATCCATCTCCACCACTTCACCGAACAGGTGACCGTAAACGTCCATTGTGGTTTTGATGTTCGAATGCCCAATAAGCCGGGAAACCTTCAGAATATCGACGCCTTTGTTTGCCAGGCGAGATACAGCAAAGTGGCGAAGATGATGGAATCGCTTAATGCCATAGTCGTTCAGGGTTCTGACGAGAACGCCCTGAGTGCCGTAGCTGGTAGCGAGGCATGCGCCGGTAAACTGGTTGCAGATAAGAGGCTCAGAGTTACCGAGTTTACTTTTATCCAGCAACGCGAAAAGCTCACGCGGCATCCGTACCCGGCGCTCCACTCCTCTTTTCAGCCCCTCATGTATAACGCCGTCAACAACATGCCCCCGGATGTCGATCCAGTCGGCTGAAACGTCGTTATACGTAACCGCCAGAGCCTCACCGATGCGCAGGCCACAAATCCCGAGCCAGCACGCGATACGCTCACGAACTGGCGCGTTATTCAGTAGCTCCCTGACCGATGATGATGGCGGTATGGTGATGGGTCGACGCTTCCGGCGCGCGGGACGGTCAACAGGGTTAAAAGTGATGAGCCGTTTTTCCACCAGCAGGAAGAAAGCCGAACGAATCCAGCGATGGCAGCCGGTGCGAACCGAATCAACGATATCGCGATGGCTGATATGGAGAATATTTTTTTCCAGTATCGGCCCGTCTACAGCGAGAAGATCCTGACGGCATTTCGTATATGACGACAGGCGTATGATATTTTTTTCCAGCTTGCCGGCCTGATACCCCAGATAAAACAGAATTAACTTTCGGAAAGTCCAGGAATGGTCTATTCCGGTCCAGCTGGCAGTTCGACAATCCAGCTCGATATTCTGTTTTTGCCAGAAAAGATGTGCGGCATCATCAATATTCTTAAAGATGCGGCGGCGTCCATGACCGGATTTTTCATCCTTCCAGTGGACGTAATATTTTGATTGTCCATTGGCATCAGTGGATTCTTTTATCGAAGCCATACTGAACAATCCTCACTAAAAAAAACATTATCAAAGCCACTCGCCGAATGGATTTGATAATGCTGCTAATAAACTGTCTCGGAAGCTATCCTTCTGCACTCCCAATCAAGCTTTGCCGTTGCACCCTCATCATATGAAAAAGTTCATGATACATTATGCTTTTATCAACCGAGGTGATCACGATGTCTGAACTCGAAAGTAGAGTTAATGAACTTGAAACAGAAAATGAACAATTGAAGTTAGAAATTCAAGCTTTGCGAATTGCAGTGGTAACTATCTCTTCTGTCGTAAACGAGGCTATTGGCAAAACGCCTGGCTTAATGGGTAACACCATTGAAGAAAGTTTGATTTTTGATGAAGACCTAGACCAAGATGAAGAGCGCTTCAACAAAATGAAATCAAAGTTAGTTCACCTTTTAGGTAAAAAAGAGCAGTAACCACCTTCCCTCTTGTTTTTAATAAAATCGTCGCCAGCATTGACTGGCGGCGAAATTGACTTATTTTTATTTCCTTTCATCCTCGATTTGACGTATTCCAGCCAGCTGGTTATTCGCTTTTTCGATAGCGGCCAGCAGAGGCTTGATCCAGAGAACAGCCTGGCAATACGTCAGCGTGCTGGGGGTAGTGGCGCTATCACCGGCTGCGTCAGCGTTCCCGGAATTGGTGTGCACTGCGCTGGCACGTAGACGGTGCGTGTATTCGAGCAGCCCACCAGCGACATCAGCAGGAACAGGCAGATCACAGGTTTTTTCACGGCGGAGGATCTCCCGGTATTCGATAACCGTATTATCGGAGCTGGCATCAATCAGTGAATTGTTCCGGTTGGTATAGTCGGCAATCTGATTGAAACGATTGATGTTGAAAGCCTGAGTGGCTATCACCTGCCGCTGGCCATCGACCTCTTTCTCTGCTTTTTCTGCCCTGCCACGCTGTTCGCTAATCTGTCCCAGCAGCACAAAAATAATGATTCCGGACAGCAGCAGCTCAACGCCCAGAAGTAACCAGGCTTTCAGGGTCATTTATCGAGCCCCCAGCATGCCAGTTCGGATTCCTGGTCACGGCGTAGAACTTGCCCGTAACAATTGTTCGAGCGGATACGACAATCGCGACCACCGTCATAGATCCAGCGTTTTATCTCTGCGCAAGCACCGGGCCGATCACCAGCATTGAGCTTTTTCCAGAACGTTGACGGCAGGCATTTTCCGGGGCCGATGTTCCAGGGGCAGAAGGACGCTATACCGACTTTTTGTGGCTCGGTCAGCGGAACTCGAACGTTTTTTTCCACCCAGGCCAAAGCTTTTGCCTGCTCTGCCTTGTCGATTTTATCGCACTGCTGGCGCGTCAGCTGCATGCCCTTAACCACGGGTTTGCCGTCAACGCGAGTCACACCGCCGCAAATCGTCCACACGCCACCAGCATCAGGGTAAGCAACCAGGCTGGTGCCTTCTTTTTCATCCTGAAACTGACTCATGAGCACCGGCGCAGTGGCACCGGCAGCCAATAACCCAAGCATGGCCGCGCTGAGCTTGCTTTTCATTGATGCCATGATTAGTTGTCCTGCGGTGGAGGGGTAACATAGCCACGCGCCAGCGCTGCCTCATAGGCTTTTGTCTGGCGGCGTTTGAAGTAAAAGTTAACGAAGAAAGTCAGCAAGCCAATAACGAAGCCGCCGACGACTGCGACAAGGTTCCAGTCAAGGTCATGTATCCATTTTGCTATGCCACCCCAGCAAATGAGGCCGCCGGATGTACAGTACCCCGCTATCGATGCGATTTTGTCAGGCATAGTTCTGTGCATTCCACACCTCCGGGTTCGGGGTGCTGTGTGTGTGAAAGGAAGTTAAATTCTGCGGAAAGCGTACGACGCGACGCCTTTACGCCCTAACTGGCATTCGATTGTGTTTTGCTCTGCGCAGGTGAAGCCCTGCTCTGCAAACCAGCGCCTGATACCTTCATCAGTGAAATACCAGATGTGCTCGTTCTTTCTGAAATGATGGGAGCGGAGAATGTCTCCGGCATCAGTGAAAATCGGGATCGACACGAACACGTATTCACTGGCATGCTGTACCGCCAGCTCCGGCTCGTCGATGTGCTCCAGTACATCCCACATCGTCAGTGCTCGCCACTTGTTGGCGTAGAGGTCAGCGAATGCACCCCGCTCGTTCAGCCAGGCAATGCCAGCCGGATTAACATCATACCCAAGCGTTCCCGGTCGGGTAGAGACGAACTGACCGGCACCGATACCAACGTCGAGAACAGGGCCGTGAAAATGGCGCTCCACCAGCTCAATACGGGATTGCGTTAAAGCTCTGCCCGTTTCGGTGTCGGCCAGCTGCTGATACTTTGCGAAATACTGCTCGTCATACGGGCGTGATGCCGGAACGGGATAACGTCCGATCCCCAGCTCCGGTAAAAATACCAGCCCGCTTTCCAGTTCCTGATAAAACGACTTCATGGAGCCAGGCCTCGAATTTATCGGAGAAATTTGAAATACGCTTGTCGCAGTGGTGATCCCATGCTTCACAGCGGCAGTAATTGTCGGGAATTGCCCAGCCAACCCGGGAGAGGTCCATCGCCGGATCGGTTACGATTTCCGGTGCGTTGTGACCACCTCGCCCACCTGCGACAACGTACACCGGCGTTTTATAGGCAATAGCAGCAGGAAGCGCCCAGCCCACCGGCGTAACCACCACGGCGGCATGCTCAATCAGGCGCATCAGCGATTTGAAGTTGAGCTGGCCGGAGTGCATGCGCAGATCTGCTTCGGGAAGTTCACCGACGGCCCACTCCTCCCCCTCCTGCAGGTCAGCCACGCTGATTACGCAGAAATGCTTTCTCAGTAGCCGGGATGCCTGCAGCAGGTAATCCGGATCAGGATTACGGGAGTCACTACGCCATTCGCTGCGAACAGTTGCCGGACGAATTACCGCGATCGGCTTTTCAGACGTAAATTCAGCGGGTCCGTAAGAGGGCAAGTCGAGTTCTGACGGCTCGGAGCCAAACTGCTGGCGCATCGCGTCAAATATTGAACCGCGCCGTAGATGATCCGGACCGTAGAAAATCCGTTTTGTCTGGCGCATATCTGGCGGCAGGTGAAAAGCGGCCTGCGTCCGGTACTCGTTTTTGCGCTGCGTGCGGAGCGTTGTAAAACTGCGAACGGGCAGAACGGGCAAATCTTCATACAGTTCGGGCCAGGCGGTCCGGATATAAGTACCGGCGGGCAACTGCTTAACGAAAGCGCGCTGGTAGATGTTGTCACCCATGCCCAGCATGCCTTCAATGAATAGAGGAACGTTTAACATGCTACCTCGCGTAAAGCCTCATTGAGGCCGAGACGCCGGAAGCACTTAAGCGCTGTCTGGCGGCTACTGTTGATGATATTCACCTTACCGGCCAGCGCTCTGGCGGTATTGGCAAACTCCCCGCGCCATCTCGTAACACTCTCTGCTGTTGGGTTATCAAGCCCGACGTGATCACCATGCCAGTGACTGCCGTCATTAATGGAGCAGTCAAACCCTAACAGGATGATGTTTTTCGCCCCCAGGCTGGCAGCAAACAGAATCGAGCGCTGCCCGGAGTTGAAGGCCCACCGGGTATCTGTATCAAACAGATTTAGCCCATAGCGTTTATGAGCCCGGTAATTACAGGTCCAGCGAGAGGCGGAGGACGGCAGAACATCGATGTTTGCATCCCACCAGCGCAGATCACCCGCGTAAATGTATTCACAATCAGGCACGGCTCGCCAGGTGGAGTTAACAGCAATAACCGGCAGCCCCGATCCGGAGATCAGTTCGCAATCTGATTTATTGAGAGACGGGCCGGATGCACAAATGATGAATGTATTCATTCGTGTTGACCTGGTTCGGGAGTAATTGGTTACGGTTGCCGATGCTTATCTTCGGCTTGTCTCTGAGGACTGCAATTAACCGTAACGGGTAGAGCACTGAGCCTACTGTGACGGGTTATCGTCACTCTTTCCCCCGAAGGGTGGCCCTCGACGCAGAACGCCCATAAGCCCAATGCTCTTCCCTGTTACGGCCATAAAAAAACCCGCTCGGAGGCGGGTTTAATTTCGTGTAGGCGTTATATCCCACGATTTGAAGCTTACAGGACAACCTTATGCAAAGTCAACGCTATAAAGTAAAAAAATGTTGTCATTTGCTTCGATCGCATCAATAACGGGTAGCCTTCTCAAACTCTTCCGCCGCTTGCCTTTCACCTTTGATCAGCGTATCAACCAACCTCTCATAAAATGGTTTCCAGTTACGTGACCACGAAGACTGATGGAGATCCGGGAGTCTCTTCAAAATGGCGCGATGGACAGTTGCAGATGATACGGCAGAAAACCCATTTCCGCTGCAGCGCTCGCAGGTTTTGAACACTGGCGCGCCGCGCTCGCTTGTGGCTTTGCGGTCGAGCACCTCGCCTTTGCCGCCGCAACGGCATCGGGCCAGCAGCTCACCTTTACCGTTACATGCCGCGCATTTACGCTTGACCAGTTCGTGCTTGATTTTCGGCGGTACGATTTCCATTCCGTCAGAGTTGAAGACTCCAGGATATTTGATCACATCCTCATACTGAGAGGTTAATCCGCTGCCGCTGCAGCTGTGACACGTCACGCTGGTTTCCGCTGAACGGGAGTATTCGGCAAAGGCGAATTGTGCGAGCACCATCATGCACCAGCCAAACTCGCCTGCTGCTGCTTTACGTACATTCCTGGGCGCTGATTCCATTGCATGACGCGCCAGAGCCTGTACAGCCAACTGCTCATCGCTTTTGCTGATCCCGGTCTTACCAAAGAAGGCAGCCAGACCAAACCGCGCTCGGCTGCTGGTGGTACCAATGGCCGCCATAACATCAGTGCCGGTGATACGATCCGGAGAGGTTCCTTTCACGTCGTCGCTGATGTGCATACCCTGAGGGCTGAAATGTTTGAGTGATGCTTCCAGTTTCATGCGGCCACCTGCTGTTTTTTATAGAAAACCAGCTCACGAACCTGATCGCCGTTCATGAGCATGTCGTTAAAATCCCCGTTATCCGGGTAGTAGATGCTGATTTTTTCCAGGTCATTTTTTGCCAGTAAGTTGGCATGGGCGCATTCCGTGGCCGCAGCCAATCCGGTGGCGCTGTTTACGTCTCGATCTGCGAAAATAATCAAATTTTTCACACCTGCAGGAACACGGAATTTCTTCATGAATCCGCTGGTCATGGTGGCCCAGGTGTTAACGTTGTACAGCTGCTTGCAGGAAAGAGCCGTTTCGATACCCTCAGCAATTCCGAGGGTCGTCGCTACCGGGAACATGCGAATAGCGACAGAACGGGCATGATCCAGATAACTTTCGTCCTGAAGAGATTTCTGGCGCTTCGCTCCGGCAGAATCCCTTAGTTGGGCTTTCCGGTTACCGTCCAGTAAGGTTCTGTGCAGATAGCAAAGCTCGCCTTTATCGTCGGTTGCGAGTGAATACAGACACTGGTAAACCTTACCGCCGTAGCGTTGTTTATCATTGAACTTCACCGCCTCTTGTGGGAGCTGATAAATTCCCCTGGCCTGCAGATAATCCGCCCCGGTAGTTCCTTTCAGGTTGACCAGTTTCGAAAATTTGGACAGAACCCGATCACGGGCGCTTACTGCATCTGAAGTGCGCGGGAACGCTTCGCGGGTAAAGTTGTTACCAATCAGCTGGTCTATTTCCCTGCAAATTTCATTGAATGGCTTCCCTTGTGTCAGAGTGACAAGCTTCATTCCGTCACCGCTGCCGCAGGTACAGATCCATGTTCCCCGGCCATCCCGATCATCAATACGCAGCTTTCCCCGCGCACCACATACCGGACATTCGCCTTTAAAATGATTTCTGGCATTAATGGGGGGTAACCCGAAGTGCTCAAAAATCATTGCCCATTGACCTTTTGCCGCTTCTGCCGTCTTCATGCTCGTTTTCCTAACTGCTGTTTGATATCGCTAATCGCTTTCTGTGCTTGTTGTACTGAGGATGGGGCAACCGTGCCTGATGCCTCCTGCAGGCGCTTGGCCTTCTCCTGCCCTTTCGCATACGCAATCAATTTGTGCCGGATGAAATTAGAGACAGTCGGCGTGATCTCCATCGGGAAATCGCTCAACCCGTTAGGCCACTCGTCAAACCGTTCTCGAAAGGTATTTGCACACCAGCCATCGCTGACGGGCTTTTTCCCCTGCGATACGCGCTGGCGCTGATAGAATTTGATCTGACTCCACCATGCCTGTTTCTCTGCCTTAGTGGGCTGATGCTGGTTTTTACCCAGCTTTTTGAGTTTGCGGCCGGTGTCGGTATCGACGTCCTCACCGCCCAGCGGCTTATGCCCACATTTCGGGCATACATAGACGCCAGCTGGCTTCATGTAATGGCATTGAGAGCATTCGTGTGGCAGCTTTTCGGCCCGTTCCTCAGCTGCCCGGCGCGCGCTTTCCTCCATGCCGTCAGACTTACCGGGAAGATCGTCGTACTCGATTGAATCCGGATAACCCAAACGGTGTACGGTGCCGCTATGATCGAAGATGAGGCAGGACTCTTTACCCGGTGCTGTGCGCAGTCCACGGCCGAGCGCCTGCAACCAGCGAATTTCGCTTTTTGTTGGCCTGGCGTAGATGATGCAACGAACGTCACTATCGAAGCCGGCCACCAGAACGCCCACACTAACGATGATTTTCGTTGCACCGGTTTCAAAGCGGTGAATGATGGTCTGGCGCTCATCCACTGGAGTGTCGGCGGTCATTACCTCAGCGTTAACACCCGCCAGGTTAAACTGGATTGTCAGGTAATTGGCGTGGGCAACGTTGACGCAGAAAGCGATGGTAGGCAGATCCCGGCCATTCTCCAGCCAGTTCTGTACGATGTCGCCCACCAGCGTAGAGCCGCACATGATTTCAGCCAGCTGCGTTTCGTTGTAATCGCTGCCGTACTCAAGCGATGCTTTGGTTTTAACACCTTTCAGATCCGGCTTAGTTGGCGCGTAAAATTCGTATTTACTCAGATCGCCACGCTGGATTAACTCGCCGATGGTGGTCGGCTTAATCAGTCGGTCATAGTATTTGCCCAGGAACGGGGAAAACGGAGTACCCGACAGGCCAATCACCTTTACGCCTTTGTCGCGCAGACGTTCGATATCCTTCAGGATGCGTTTTTTACGCAGGTGTGCTTCGTCGATAATAAGCAGATCGATATTTTCAGGAAAAACACGACGAATAAGCGTGTCGGCGCTGGCAATCTGAATTTTCCGGTCCGGATCGTAGTTCGGGTGATCTGCCCAGATATAACCGATTTCATCCCCCGGTAACCCATACTCCACGAACCGATTAGCCGTCTGACCGATCAGGATGGTGTACGGTGCACAGAACAGGACGCGCATACCACGGCTGACAAACCCGGCGACGATGAAGGCGGCCAAACCCGTTTTACCGCTACCGGTTGGCGAGTACACCATGAAGGTGTCGTTTGCCTTCCAGTCACGGCGCAACATGTTTAGCGCTCGTTCCTGTGCAAAATTCGGCGTGATCGTCAGCTCCAT